TAGTTGAAACATCTTCGGACTTTTCGCCCTCTATTAAAATATAACGATTTTTTTCACAATCGGGGTCACTTTTACTATTTTGTATAGTCCCGGATATTTCCACGGACTCAATGACCTCAAGACTACCAGTAATAGCACGGGCCCAGGCCAATTCCAAAATAAGTATAGCCTCACGCCTCCAATTGCTATCCTGAAGAGCGGGCATCATCTGAGGGCCAACGGAACGGAGGACAGCCAACCCGGCCTCACCAAAAGAATTTTTGACGTCAATAGAGTCTAGGGACTCCACCAATTGATGAAGCAATTCCCCGTTCCCTTCAACCTCGTAAATAGTGAGTTGGCCCCGCCACTGATAGACCTTCGGGGACGGGAGGTCTGGGCGGTCCCAAATCATACGGGATGGGGCAGCCCCCTTGCTTACCCAGTCCCCCGCATAAGAGAGGACAATGAACGGGGTTGTTTTCGGGGTCGGGTAATCTTGGTGGGATTGACGGACCTCAACGGAGGGCAAAACCCCAGTGGCCCAATCATACAAAAATTCATAAAGTTGGGTTGCGTTCATCGTCAGGCCTCCCCAATATCCGTGGCCAAGTACTTATAATGAGGGATGAGGTTATTTTGGTAGGGGAGTTCCGCAACAACCTCCCACTGACGGCCCTGCCATACTACCACATCGCCCGGAGTAGACCCGCCCTCAACCGCAACTGCAAGGGGCGTATTAGAATAAATTTTCATTGACCCCGTGTCACGGCGGCCAATCGGCAACAAATCTAGGTCCTTACCCTTTACGGGCTGAACAGAACCCATAAATGTCCCAGCCTTAACTGGGCCAGGAGTCCATACCCCCTTAACGAGGGACCCGGAGCGGTGCCGGACAACAAGGGTGCGGGGAAACAGCGTGCTCATACTCTTACCACCTTACTAGTGATAGATTGACGCATATGCCCCGTATCAATAAGGGGCCTTGAGCTCCCTTTGCGTTTGATAGTCGCTGGCTTATTGGGTGTAAACTGGCCCAATATAAAGGTGTTTTTCATTTCCCCCTCATAGGCCACTCCCAATTGGGCCAGACCCTTCTGCGGGTTCACCTTGCCGTGGATAACCTGTTTGTAAAGCCTCCGCAATAGTCTGGAAAACCGATGCTCAGCCCGTTGTCGGGTCTGCTTCATAAAGGGCCGTGCGGGTATATTATTGGCGGCAGAACCCCGCTCATGAATAAGGGCCAACGAGGCCATATTGACGGCCAGTGGCTTTTTTGTTTCTTTGTCAACTGGTCTAGGGGCAGTGGAGGGTATGCCCACCATGGCAGCATAGGAATTAAGGCCCCGGAGGTCCTTTTTTATCTTAGACTTGCCAAGGTCCTTTTGCTCAAATGTCACTGATGCGGTCTTGGCCATACTTCACTCCCCGCAAACACCAATAAAGGGCTTGCAACCTTTTCGGAGGTTCAAGAGCATAAGCCCCCAACGGGTGAGGGCCAATTCAGCATCATCGGGGGAGAGGGCCCCGGAGGCAGCCCCGGAGCCGTACCCAATAGCCAGGTCCCCCTCACGCTTGGACACAATAGAACCCGTGACCCCTCCTTCAGCATTCCCACTGCCGGCCCCGCCATTCCCGGGACCTAAAAGGAACCAAATGTGGGCGGCAAGCAAAGCCACGGCCTGATTGGCCTTTACGCCATAGAAACCGCGGTTGGTTCTCTGCTCCGCCATGTTGATAAATACCTCATAGCCCCCGTCAGCGATACACTGAGGGGCAAGGGCACGTAAGTATTGTTCAACAGAGAGGGCAGCGGGTTTCATCGGGGGTTAGTCCTTTGCTGGGTTAGTGGCGGTCTGAATTTCTGCCTGGCGTTCAAAGAGTTGGGCCCGGACACCATCACGGGAGTCCAATTTCAACCACTTCTTGATTACATCCAAGGAGGCCACGGACTGGATAAGGGTCTCAGCCTGGACCGGGTCAAGTTCATTGACCTTTACCGGGGTGACGACATCCTTGCCGCCCGGACCTTTGGACACCTTCACAACAGTGGTAATATCCTTGCCCTCCCCCGTACGGTCCTTGAGGGAGTCCTTGATGTCCTCCCAATCCTTATCGTCCAATATATTGACTCCCGGAACAATAGTCAGGGAACCCTGGGACTTGCGAGCAGCAACGAGGCAGCGGGCTTTACGAAAATTGATAATCATGATTAAACCTTCCTGATGAAAACGGTTAGTTGGTGCTTTTGGTGGTTAGAAAAAGAGGCCAGCCGGGGAGGGCAAAAGCAACAAAGCCCTGCCCCGGAGGCCTAAAGGGTTGCCGCCTATTATCCCCAGCGGCAGGGTGTTTTCCCATCAGGAATTAGAGGCCGTCACAGAACACAACGGATTGAGGATAATACACGATGGTGCCGCCAGTTCTCTGATGGCAAATCACAGAGTATTCCATACCCTTACGTTCCGGTGGCAATTGTTCCAAACGGAGTGGAATTTGAACCTCTACCTTCAGCGGGTCACGGGTATAGGCCATCACCCGGTTGGTGCTGCTTGCACCGGCTCCCACGAGGTCCTGAACCCAGTCAATCCGGGTCAGGGTCGGGTAGTTTTCCCGAATAAAGGTCAAAAGGGTCTTGTCCCGGTTGTCGCCATACGGAGTGTATGCCAACTTGTTGTAGAGTGCCAGCGGGAGGATGAGCGTGTCAGGCACTTCCTTGCCGTTGGTGGACTCCGGGGCAGCGGTAATGATACCGACAACATCCGCCAGGATTTCATCGGCGGTCTTGCCGCTCCAAAGCTTGCCGCCGCCCCCGCCACTGGCGGCTACATATTCAGTGATACCCTCGGCGTTGATAAAGCCCTTAAGGCCCGCCTTGGAGTCACCAAACCAAGCAAGGTGGTCCTGCTTTTCTTCAATGCCCCGGCGGGCAGCCATAGCACGGCGTGCGTCCAGGTTGAAGTTAGCACGGGCGGCCCGGCGAATTTCCTGAATGCTGTAGCCATATGAATCCCCCAGGCTATGAACCTGAACAGACTTCTTGGTGCCCAGCGTATCCACACGGGGAAAATCGTTGGCGTAATCAGACACAATCTTGGCCATACCCACCTGGTCATAGGAGCGGTATTCAATGTGCTCCGCAGCATCATCCTGCTCCGTGCTTACTGGGAGGAGGGTGAGGGCTTTTAGGTCCTTATGAATAACATCATAGGTGCGGGCCTTGACTAGGGTCAATTGTTCCTCAAAAAATACCTTCTCACCTGCATCCAAATGGATGGCGTTTTTTTTACTAGGGTTCATTCTTTTACCTCCCTTTAATTCATGTCCACGAGCACAATGCCCGGAGCGTCAATGGTGGAACGGGCAAACCAGCCCGGATTGGCGACCACATCGGAGCCGGCTGTGGCCTGAGCCACAGTGAAGGTCTGAGTGGAGTCGGTAGTGGATGCTGTGATAGCAATATCGTTTGCCGCCACGCCCTTGCTTTTAGCCGTTAGGGTCACAACCGCAGAGGAGACAGTGGGGACAAACGGGATGTCCAAACCTTCAAGGCCTGTCTTAATAGCGGCGGCCACATCAGCGGCGGCCTTAACAGTGTCAGTGGTAGTGAGTTCAAATTTCTTGTCACCCACGACAACGGTCACCTTCTTGTCTTCAGCCGAAGTACTAGCCACAGTGATGGTCACGGTACGCTTGGCACCTGCGGCGGCAGAGGTCTTGGCGACAATCTTGCCCAGGGTTGCGTTCACGGACACTTCAGAGTCTGCTGCGATTGCTTCGGAGGCGTTGGCCCAAACCTTACCAGTGCGGCAGACATTGACGGCAGCCTTGTCCGGGTAGTTCGGAGCGTCCAGAGCGGTCCGGGCAACAATACCAAGCGGGGCATCCCCACCCACACAAACCTGGTCGCCACCCTTGCCGCAGACGACGTCACCGAATTCAATTGCCCCGTCGGCAAGTCGGGAGTCAATCTGGTGATTAAGCCCATACAATAGGCCGGGCACAGCCTTTTCCATGTTACCATATGCAGCCATTGTTAGGCCTCCTTGTTCGGGTTAATGTCGGACCAGCTACCGTCCATGCGGGCGTTGTAGCGTTTAATGGCCTCGGACAGAGGGTCCTTTTTAGTGGAGTCTTTAGGATTGAGGTCAGCCGCATCCTGACGGCTCTGATTTTCCGCATCCTGCTCAATCATTTCGCAAGCCGCATCAAAGCGGGCGTTGATATAGGCCTCATCCTTGCCCTCCAACTTGGCCTTGGGGAACTTCTTGACGATAACAGCGGCCTTGAGTTCCTCTTCAGACATATCCGCCCGAACTTCACAACCCGCAGCACGGGCCTTATCCATTAGGGCAATCTGGGCCTGGAAGGCACTAGCCATCTTGTCCTTCATATCCTTTTCAGCCTGGTCAAGGCGTTCCTTGAGGCTATCACGTTCACCTTCAAGCGTGGACACCTTCTTAGCAGAGTCCGCTGCGTCAGTGCGCAACTGGTCAATCTGCGAATTGAGGGCCGCCACCTGTTCCTTGGCCTTGGTGAGGGCGGTAATGACCTGGGCTTCAGCCTGGTACTCCACCCCGTCAAGGTTCACTTTTTTGTAGTTCATATTGGGCTCCTTTTCGGTTGTTAAATACTCACTGGGCACGGGTCCCGGTGCCCCGGCATCGTCAAGGCGGATTGTTGCGTCATCGCCCGCCCTGGGTCGGGGGACCAGGGCAACATGATTATAACGGATATTGCGTTGAATGCAATCGTAATCCTGGCCAAGCCAGTTCCCGGAAGTCCATTCAATATCGCAGACATATCCGCAAGAGAGTCCCAGTGTCTGCTTATCCAATACGCTCTGAATAGCATCCGCACGGGTCACCATAATTGGAGTGAATACCCGGTAAGAATCCGCATAGGGCTGGCCAACGGAGCCGCAGGCAAGCTCCTTGACGGTATCCGGGGTCAATAAACTTTCGGGGGTCTGGTCTTTGGTCGGATGTAGCAGGGTCATTGGCTTAAGGGCCAGGGTGCTCATAGATTCAGGCTTGAAAACCTCCTCCGGCAATCTTAATTCCCGGCGGGTGGTCCCCTCCGGGTTTCTGTAAGTAAAAACACCAATAGAGGTGACAGCCACAGTGGCCCTGACAAATCCCTCCGGGGTTTTTTCCACCGGGCTGGTATCGTCCATAAAATCATCATACCAGTCGGTGCGGGTCTGTTTTGAGTCAATTTTGGGGTTCATAAGTCGCTCCGTAATAAGATATAATATAATAAAAAATTAAAAAAAGAGGAGGTTTCAAAAACTTTTTATTAGGCCCAGGGATAAAGTGGGCCAAGATTGCCCAAAAACAAACATCCGGGGCCAGTTTAGGTCTCGGATGGTATAATTTAAGGGGGGAGTAAAAATAACTGCTATACGGTGGTTTTTTTCATCGGTAGGAACTCTGCCAAATCAATCGCTGGGTTGAAATCAACTTTAGGGAGGTGGCCCTGCCTAATATATTGGACATATGCCATGATGTAGGGAATCACAGAATTGGTGGGCCGCAATAGACCCTCAAGCCATTCCAATACAATGGCCCGTTCTGACTTGCGGACATCTTCGGGAGCATCCCCATTCATATTAGTCGGGACCAGGGCCGCCCAGGCCAACGGGTCCTGGTCCTTTTTCTGAGCCTGGACAGTCTCCACGGGGTTCTCATCATTGATCCATCGTTCTATTAGGGTGTCACCAGCCATTGCTTACCTCCTCAACTTCAAATATCGTCAAAGAACCTTCTTGACGGGTTCCTCTTATCTTATACCGGGCGTGCCGGGATACCAACACCTCATCCTCCTCAAGGAACATAGATACTGCCCGGATAGATGTGCCCCGGTTTTGACCAGGACACTCCAAAATAACTCGATAGTGACCAGCCAGCGATGTCTCGGAAAATTTCTCAGCCATGGACTTTTTGGTGGACCATGAAGAGGTGCCTCCCATGTCTAATTCTTTACCACTGGCCATATCGGCCATCAACTTTTCAAACCGCTCCGGGCTGGTAGAAAACCCCCGGTATGTGGTCCCCCCTCCCCATTTGGGTGAGCGGTCAATGAATTGTTCCAAGTCCTCCCCCCACTGTTTATACCTTTCCAAAGATTCAGGCCGGGAAGATTGGAGGAGGCCCTTTTGATAGTTCCGTATATCTGTGTAATAGGTGCTTGTATATGAATCTATGGCCACCTCGTAACTACGGGCCAGGTCACTATCTATCCCCAACTGCTTCGTAATGAACGCCGTGCTAGTTTGAAACTCGTCCGACCATTGAGGGTGTTCAGTTTGTATCACTCGCTTAACCAATCCAGCCGCAGCCTTTTCAACCTTCTTGGCTACCACAGAGGGGGCAACCTTTTTCAAAGAGTCTAGGAACTTTTGAGCCTCTAAAGTGGCCTTTTCAAATTCCTTATATGCCGGGTTGGACGGGTCTACATAGGATGCGGCGGCCTGGGCCCGCTGAAGGGCCTCCTGAGCCATTTCTAGTTCAGTTTGTGCCCGTTCCTCCGGGGTCGCATCGGTTAGTTCGTCAAGTTCCCCCCAATTAGGGAGGGCCACGCAGCGGCACATAATATCCTGACCCGGATGAAGCAATGGAGCCCCCGCCGGGCGTGCCACCCATTCCCCGGAGGCGTTGCGGTACTTAGTCGGGTCATCCCAACGGCAAACCAGCCCTTCCATAAGGTAGTGAGAGGGAACGGCGTTGGAGTATTTACCGCCGGGAAGACCTCTGACCCGTTCATCCATAGAGGTGGACCAGATATACGTCTCAATTCCCGCTTGCTCCATACGGCCCTGGGATAGGTCCCCGTTCAATTTTGCGGTTTGGTCCCTGGCTATAATAGCGGCCCGGCGGGTGGATATTCCCGGCAGGTCCCGCATGATTAGGGCCTTAACCTCCTCATTGTTCTG